CTTAGCACGCTGCGCAGCGGCGGCGATCTTGCCAGGGTTGTTGCTCTGGTCATCGACCTCAACAACCCAGCCCTTGCCGAGTGCGTTGTCGAGTAGCGCCTGGATATCATCCGGATGCGCCATGAAGTTCTGCACTTCGAACTCGCCCGCGTCGTTCGGCACATTTACGACGGTGTGCTCGTCACGACGAAGTTCATCCGAAATGTGGTACAGGTTGCGAGGCTGACCGAAGTTCCCGATGAACCGCCGCTCCAGGTCGGAGAGCGGTGCATCAATTGTTGCGGAAAGTTGCGAGTCCATTTTGTCTCCTGTTACAAAAAGGTGGGCCGGACGGGGATTTCGGAGCTAGGTTGTCCGACCCACCTTATTGTTGGTTCTTAGGCCTGAGCCATGACGTGCATCAGACCATCGACGACACCCTTGCGAGCGTCACCGTCCTGGGCGCGCGACTCCGCTTCGAGCAGACGCTGGGCCAACTCCGGGTCGCCATTGCTGGCGGCCACCACGTCGCCCACCGTCGGCTTCTCGTCGCGAATCCACACCTCCAGTTCCTCATCGGTCTTGCTGGCGAAGCCCTCTTCTTGGAGGCGAGCCTCCTCATCGAGCTTCTTGGTCGTGTCCTTGTCGACCTCCACGATGCACTTGTGGTTGAGCAAGCGCACGTAGTCATCGTCCAGGAAGTCCACGACTTGGCCGAGGCGGTATTCCTCCTCAGCAACCTTGGGGTCAAGGTCAGGCTCGCGTTCGAGCCGAACCAGCGGCTGGTTGTCAGCCCAGCCAGGTCCGTAGGCGGTGTCGTGGATGATCATCTCACCCCCGAGAGCGTCCTTCACCACCTTTTTGTATGGAACCTCACGGATACGAACTCTGCCCTTGGGCATGCTGCTCCTTTCTTACTACGGACGCAGAGCGGTGAACTTCAGCGCCGCCCAGCGGTTGTCAACGAACATCAGCGGGCGGACGCTCGACTGGACCCATGTGCGCTCGCGACCCGGCTCGCGCCAAGTCTCGGTGCCCAGGGGCTTCTCCAGACGCATCTGACCGACCTGGCCCTGCGCCACGACGTACGCCGACTTAGCAGTCATGCGGTTCGTGACGTAGATTTCCAGATCGAGCGTGTTGAGAAGCTCCTGGAGGCCATCGCCGCCATACAGCTGGAGCAGGAAGGTGTAGTCCGTGGGGTTGATGATCCACAGGTTGTACACCATGCCCATTTCGTCGGTTTCGGCAATCTCCGCCGCCTTGGCGAAGTCAGCCGCAGGCCAGCCAGCCGGTGCCGTGGGCGAGGCACCGTAGGGCGTGACAGCCTGCCAGTTACCGACCGAAGCGACGACGCGAGCGGGGTACGCCGTGAACATCGCTTCGAGGGTCTGGATCGCACGCGCGTTGATCTTGCGCACGATGGTGTTGCCCAGCTGACGCAGCTGGTTGGTGAACTGAACCGAGTCGTTGCGGGTCCGGGCCTCATCTGAGATCCAGACCTTGCCGCCCCACTTCTCGACCTCAGCCACGCCGGGAGCGCGCCGAGCGGAAGTGATGATCGGGAACTCGGCACCCGGCGCGACACGCTCGACATCACGTGACGTGTAGAGGTCGTTAGCCTCCACCGAGTCGTAGATCACGGCGCCACCAGTGACGCCACCGCCGGATGCGAAGATCCGGTCAGCGACGAACTTCTGGAGCGTCATGTCCATCAGCATCCGCGTGATCCGCGTCGGCTGGTTCAGCATCGTATCGACCGTGATGGTCGTCGTGCTGACGGTCGGTGCGGACAGAGGGTGCGGACCCACAGGGTAGGTCTGCGCCTCCACGTCCTCGCCGGACCCGATGTACAGGCCCTGGAGGACCGGCAGCTGGGGATCGAAGAACACACGCGGGCGCTCCTGATCGAACTGCCGCTCCATGGTTTCGAGCACCACGGAGGCTTCGATCATCGTTGCGGTCATTTCATTCCTCCTGTCTAGGTGCTCGCCAGGGTGGACAGACCGAGTGCCACCTGGCAGTACTGGCCAGCGGCGGTCGTCGCGCTGAGCGCGATCCCCGCTGCGACCTTGCCAGCGCCAGCGACGAAAGTCGCCGCGCGACCATCGGTACCGGTCTGGACCTGCGCGCCGATGGCGATGGCAGCCGAGCACTCGACCGGCACCACCTTCGTGGCACGCAGGATGTCAACCTTGCGTCCGTTGGCGGCGTCGTGCGCCGCGACTCCGAACACCGGGCTGCCAGCCGACGCAATCGTCTGAGACACGATCAGGTTGCCGTCGCCGGTGTCAGAGATACCGGCAGGGCCACCAGCGTTGCGCGCGGCGGGGACTCCGACGAAACGACCGCCGGTGATGGCACCTGATGCCTCACAGGTGATATCGGCGCCAGCGTCGTATGATGCAACAACTTCGGGCATGGTCGCTCCTTTCTAGTCCTTCGTGACGCGGTTGCGTCGAGGGGCAGGCCCGCCAGATGAGGCTGCGGCGACCTCGCCGTGAGTCAGCCATTCCGTCGGGTACGCCGAAGTGTCGTCGGCGTCGTCCTGCGTGGCATTGACGCCACGCTCTTCCAGCGGGATCGTGTTCGGCGTGAGCCGAGCGAGCAGCCGCGTGGTGCCCTCAGGATCGCTGTCATAGCGGTCGCTGTAGTGCTGCGCACGCCCTGGGCTGATCTTGCCGTCGTGGACGGCCTCTGCGATCAGCTCATTGCGGTCGCGCTCGCGGTTGGCTGCTTCGATCTGACCGGCGATCCGGTCACGCTGCTGAAGGCGTCGGTAGCTGAGAGCGTCGACAACGACCACGTCCTGGTCGTCCAGGTCGTCGATACCGGCCTCGGCGTCATCGCTGCCGCCTTCGCCGCCACCGTCGCCAGTGTCGCCACCGTCGCCGCCGTCGCCGCCGCCGTCACCGGGGGCAGGCTCAGGGGTCTCAGCAATCCACGCTGCGAGGCGAGCCTGAAGATCATCTTCAGAGGCATCCGCTGACAGCCCGAGCCGGGCAGCCACGATCTGACGCTCGCCCTCTTCAAAACGGAGTTCCATTAGGCTCCAATCTTGATTGTTAGGGTTTGCTCCTTCTTGGAGGGAAGGAGGTTCACTACTAGGCTGTCTTGGACAGCCGCAGGGCGGCTATCCGCCCGATTGTTGAACCGGGCGATGTGGGTACGCCCTTCGTTGACGGGATCTTCTAGCTCGATACCTCCATGTGATGCGTTGACGTACTTGATCTTGACCTGCTTCGCTTCACCGAACTCTGCCGTGTCATCCTTGACTTCGAACGGAACGCGCCAAAGCCCGCCCTGATCATCGTCGCAGATCAGCTCATTCGGTTCGAGGTAGATGGATCGGATCCACCACATCGATTTTGTCGGATCGCTCCGATTGCCGTCATACCAGGAACGGCGAAGATCCTCGACCGTCACCTGACCAGCGATGGCTCGCTGATTGACTTCAGTAACTGCTGCCACTGGTTGTCCTTCCGTCGCCTCGGTGACGATCACTCCTTCGGGACCGGCCTCGGTGTAGAGACTGGCGATGTCTTCAAGACTGGTCACGCCAGGCCACTTGACACCTAGCAGCGCGAGTTCCGAAATGACCAAGCGCCACTTTTTGCCGGTTGGGGTTTTGAAATTGAACTTGCCTTCGATGCTACGCCCCGGGAAAGCTGATGCGAAGATGTTGTCTAGCCAAACAGGGATGCCCTCAAGATCGCCGATGATTACGTGCCCGTCATGCTCCAGGTGCATGTTGGTGACTTTGCCGACGGCAGGCTCTCCGCTGGGGATGCCATTAGTGCGATCGCCATGGATGCGCACGTCGTCAGTGTGACCAAGCCAGATCCTGGGCTTCGGTACACAAGGGTCATCTTGAGCGGCCACGGCATCGGCTAGATCCTCCAAGGTGAACGTCGTCGGACCAGTTGCGAGCGGGTACTCGATGCCGGTGCCGATGATCGGGACATTTGCCCTGGTCGTCAAAATCGGCTTCGCGCTTTGCAGCGCCTGGATTGCGCTCGCGACCGGATCGGAGCAGATGTCGATTTTTACTTGGCGCACAACGTCAGCGATTGGTGTCATGGCTACTGGACTGCGGTGATCTGGGTTGTTTGTTCTGCGCCAGGTCGAGCGCCGGTTGCGGATCTTGCAGCGTTCCACCATTGAAGGGCACACTCCTGGTGAAAATCGAATGTGTCCTGAGGCTGCTGGCTAGCGTCCCAGTTATCAACGTGGACGCGAGCCTTGATGCCACCTGTGTCGGCATCAATTTCCTGATGGCAGAAGTTGCAGACCAACATTACGCGCTCGATGCCATCGGGCTGCGCGTGTTGGGCAGCGGTCGGCCACAGGTCGGGCAGTTGGGGCTGGGCGCATCCTGCACGCGCTTGACGCCCTTGGCGTTGTCCAGGATGGCTTGGCTGATCTGCGCATCGGACGAGCCGCCGCTGATACCAAGGTGCTTGGTCAGGTCGGCCTTCTCGCCTGCGGTGAATGTTGTTGAAGCCACTAGTTCTTGCCTTTCTTGCACGCGGGCATGTCAGGGTAGCGCCGACAAACGGCGCGGCGAACCGTTTCATACTCGGGCTTGCCCGAAGCACGGCTCAGAGCGTTCGCTGCGTGTTTCCGATCATGGATCGGATAACGCTTGTCCTTGGGGAAGACAAATGCGCTACTCGGCAGCGACTTACGCTTCTTGGCCGTCAAGACGGCAGCCAAGATTTTGCCGGTCGGGATGACCAGCTTATCGGACAATTTTTACCTCCACTCGCATCGGCGTGTTGGTTTCAAGTGACGCCCCGACTGGCTGTTCACCACCAGGAGCAGGCGGTTGGCTACGTTGGCCAGCGTTGGCTCGGGGCGCTTCAGGCGCGGCCACGACGCCTGAAGTCTGAGTTGCGTTGATCGGAACCGAGATCATTGAGCGGCCATTAGTAATCTCAGGCTCAGGAAAACCGGGGATCTGTGCCCGGATATCCTCGGGAACATCGAGTTGGTTGGTGCGGATGAGGTGTTCGAGCATCGCCGTCGTCCGGTTGTTGTATGTGCCGGTGTCGGGGACGGTGCTGCTGTTGGTCTTGTTGCTAGGAGCACCGGGGACGACGGCTCCACCGGGGTGGTCCTTTGTGCTGAAACGCGGGTCGGTGTTCTGAGCCGTCTGCGCCGACGGATCGACCTGGTTCTCATTCCAGTGCCAGCAGAGCAACGGCGCGTATTCGGCGGTGGGGTTGTTCCACTCGATGTCGTCCTCGATCACATGCTCGTTGAAGATCTGTGTGAACCAGCTAGCGATGTACTCAATCGAGAGCTTGTGGTAGTCCACGAACGTCTGGCCAAGCGCGCGGCTACCGCTCGTGGTTTGGCCAAGCTGCATGAACATTTCGAAGAAGGCACGCGACATTTCCTCGTTCATGAGCTTGATAAAGCCGACTGTGTCGGGCTGGCTGCCCTCGACGCCGATCAGCCGCACCTTTGAGCCATACGGCACCGCGCCGCCGGTACGCTCGCCCGCCGTGAAGCGTTCCATAAGCTGGTTGAGCACACCAAGCTCTGTGGGGCTGGCACCGGGCGGTCCCTCGGCAATCGGCGTACCAACGCCTGCTCGCTGGATGTTCATGACGCCGACGCGCATCGCGCGATCCTTCAACAGCCAGGGTGCGAAACAGCCGCGTAGGATCGAACGACCAAACCAGTTTGCGCCGCGCCGCATGAACGGGTACACGACGAGCCGCTCAATCGGGATTTCCTTTGCGTCGCTATGGTTCTGCTTGATGAAGTCGATCCCGCCGTCCGGCAGCACGGTGATCTGGTCGATAGTGTGCAGCGGACGCTCAGCGAGCTTGCGATAATGGAACTTGCCATCCTTGCCGATGAAGCCGTTTTGCTCGAAGATCGTGACGCCATCGGGCACCGCGTCGAGCGCCAGTTCGACATGCTCGCCGAACTTGAAGCGGTTATGCGTGCGCCGTTGCTTTGGCGGCTTGCCGGTCGGATCGGGCTTGCCAATCGGTAGGTTGAGGTCGGCGGCGATCCGTTGCAGATCGGCGTCATCCGAGCCATTCGGCTCCAGGTAGAACATCATCCGGTAGATCGGCCAGAGCGTGCCGGTGATCAGGCCCTGGACCTGTGCGTCGGCGCGCATTGCCTGCACGGTGTTGATGCGCTGCGGGAACTGCCATTTCTGGTTGAGTTCGAGCAGATCCTCCGAAAACAGATCATTCCACGTGGCAAGGTAGCCGGGATTGGCAAGAACTGAGCCAAGCTCGTTAGTCGGCGGCTTGCCGCTGCCGTTTTGATCTGATCGGTAGTCGGTTGTTGTAGCGGCCATGGTGTTAGATGGTTGGAAGCTGGGTCCGGACACCCTTATCCTCAGCTGCCAGCCTAGTCCTCGTCAGGAATGATCTGGATCGTGACTGACTTCCCGAGGGGAAGCTGCTCCACGGCCAGAATGTTCTTGACTGTCATCTGGAACGAGCCTGCCGGTGTGGCTTCGGCCCACTCCTTGTTGCGCCCGTCGGAGTAATCCGGCGTCATCAGCACGTTATGTGCCCATGGCTTGTCCGAATCGCCCTGCGGATCGCAGCGAGTGACTTTGAACTTGGCGGTAACCATCATTTCACCTCCCTTCTACCTATTGAAGTGCTCCACCGGCAATCGGACCAGTGGCCATTCCTCGATTTTGGTCCGTATAGGCGAGATTTTGCTCATCCGGCGTCAGGTCTAGCTCTGGAAACATGATCTCGCCGTGCTTCCAGCAACGCCGTGTGTCGGGCACCAGCTTCTTGTACCACTCCGAGCGGAAAAACCATCCCCGGTCGGCAGCCATCTGGGCCGTGGCCTGATAATGGCTGCCGAAGCTCTCGCCACGATTCGTCGGGACGAAATGAGGGTCTTCACGCGGGGAATTGGGTCCGGAGACTGGCATTTTGGCTAAATTTGGCGAATTTTGGCCATTTTTGGGCTAATTTTGCCCATTTTCGGCCGAATTTTCGCCATTTTCGGCTTGATTTTGCTCATTTTCATCGAATTCGCGCTCGACCGGCGGCGGCGCGAGGTCAACGATGGAAATGGCGACTCCCGACGGCACGCCGGTCCCAGCCACGCCGAAATGGCCGCTGATCGTCGCATCGACGGCTCCCTTGAACTTGAGTTCAGTCACGAGCGTCTTGACGGCGGCGGCGGCAGCGTGCGCCTGCTGTTTGCCGTCATCGTCAAAAGTATCGCCAACGGCGGCGAAATACTTGTCAGACGCCTCGTTGAGCAGCTTCTCAAGCTCCTTCGGGTCGTCTGCCGACGCTGAGATTGTGCCCCAGCTCATGAAATGGTCGGCTTTCGAGGCGGCCAAGCGCCTGATCCTGGCTTGGGCGCGCCGGTGCGACCGCCCTTGCCCCATCGTCCGCCACGGTTCCTAGACGTCATCTTGCACTCCGTCGTCGTCGGGGTCGTCAATTTCGTTGTCGTCCGGCGCGTTGCCGTCGTCCTCGCCGCTGTCCTCGTCCGGATCGCCAACTTCATCGACCGGATCGAGTTCGCGGCTGGTGATGCCCTCCGTCGCGGCGTCAGACTCGCGCTCCTTCTCGGCGTCGAGGTTGAAGCCCTCCGGTGGTGTCTGCTCTTGGTCTGTCATGTCTGCTCCTAGTGGCCAATCGGGTTCTTGAGGTAGAAGTCGGGGCGACCCGGCGTGAGCGAGTCAATCGGCGGGCTGCCATGCCCGACGAACTCGTGACCGGCTCCACCGGCCGCCCCGAGATAGACCTCAACGTGGTGCGGCGCGCTGCGCGGTCCGTACATGCCGAAGTCGCCCGGCATCGGGTGGTCGGCTGTGTCCAGGTGCTGCGCCATGACGAAAGTGCTGACCCAGAGCGGCCCGTTGGGGCCAAGGTCGGGCAGCTTCGAGTCATGTTGCACCGAACTGGCGAACTGCGAACAGTCCGAACGGAAATTGTTGGGACTCGGCTTGAGGTAGATCAGGTTGGCGATGCCACCGGCCAGGTAGTGATACGCGCCCGGTGCGCTGCGGTAGTTGGCTGCTGCCTGCAAGCAATGCTTCACTACAAGCAGGCGTCCGCTGCTAGCAGCATGCGCAGCCTTGTTGCGGTCGCGGCGCAGCTTGCGCAGATGGCTCAGACGCCGCTTGCCGCGCTTGATCTGTTCCGGCGTGCGCTTGCCCGGATTGCGAATCATCCGGAACACGCCGACCGGGATCACGTCGTTCTTGGTGATGCCGTTGTAGGTGTCCGGCAGCGCACCGAGGATCCATGCTGCCTTACGCGCGCCGTTCAACGTCCGGTCGCCAACGTGGCCGTCCGTCTTGACGTTGTAGCCGCTCAGTCCACGTGCGTTGAGACGCGCGTTGATCGAGTGCTGGAGCGAATTTACGACCGCGCCACGGTCGCCCTTCTTGAGTGCTTTAGCCTTCACTTTCTGCTCCTGTGAGGTTGTCCAGCGGTTCCGGAACCGGCCCAGGACCATTCTCCGCGAGCGCCCGTAGCCGAGCCTCGTCCGATGGCGCGATGCTGTCCAACGTGTAGGTTTCCAACACAATCCGCGCGAGGAACTGGATGTCGGTTTCCGGCATGATCTACGCCGCCTTGTCCTGGCGGTTGGTGCCTGCGCCGAGGGCCGTGTTGACCTGGCCCGGCTTCCAGACGCCGTGGTGTGCGATGACGGCTGCGATGACTGCGGTCACGACGAAGTTGAGAGTCCGCGAGTCGAAGCCGACCGAGCCTTTGTCGATCAGTTCCGTGAGCGCACCGGCAATCGTTGTGACGATCAGCATGACGGTTGTCTTGACGGGTTCGGTGAGCCAGGGACCGACGTGGTTCAGAACATAGACCACGACCGGGACGAGGAAGCCGACGCCGAACGCCCAGAGGTTGGGCTTGATCACCTGCCCTGGTGTGCTCTGGCTGGTTGCCGCGAGGCTGGGTGCCGCGTCGAGCAGGAACACGACGATGCCGAGGGCAAGCGCCTTGATCCAGTTGTTGATTTGAAGCGTCACTTGTTGCTCCTTACTGCGGCCCGAAAGGTCGCTGGGTACCGGTTTGCTTGGGCTTGTGGAAGGCCCGACCGTTGCCCTTGCGGGTACGGTCGGTGCCAGATGGTGCAGGCGTGAAGCTAGTGCCATGCACGCGCGGCTGCGGAGAGACTGTCTTGTCGCCCGCTGTGTTCTGTCGTTTGGTGACGAGGAAACCCATCTAGCTCACCCTTGCGCCCTTGCGCGGACCAGGAACGCTAGGCAGCGTGTCGTCGGGACCGCCGATGACATGCGCGCCCGCCTGATGCGTCTTGTAGCGCGTCAGCGTTCCCGCTGTGAGGTCCGATGTGATGTCCAGTGGAGCAGCGCCAACTGTGCGCCAGCGTGCGGTTGCGATGTCGATGTTGACGTCAATGGTTGCACCACCACGAGTGGTGCTGACCTTGAAGTCGTTGGCCGTGAGACCGGCTGCGATGACGTAGTAGATGACGCCGACCAGCGGAGCAGTCGGAGTACCCGAGCCACCAGTCTGGAGTCGCTCAAAGCCGATAGGCGTACCAGCCACCAGACCGTGATTCGCAGTAGTGAATAGGTCAGTTGCAGCAACAACCGACGCATCCTGCGGCGAGCCGAAAATGTTTGGCGGCGTTGCGCTGACTGTGAACGTATTGGCATCAATCACCTGACTGACGTAGTAGTTCTGGCCCGCGACGATGCCAGCGCCACCTGTCAGCGCAGTTGCCTTGACGCGGTCCCCAACCGCGAAGCCATGACCGGCGAGCGTCCAAATATCGGTCGCTGCGGCGGCTGTGACAGCACGGCCCGCTTCCTGGACGCTCTCGCCAACAGCGCGAACCTTCGGCGTCGGTCGGCTGTCGCCACCAGGGGCGAACGCCGGGACGCCTGACTGGAGGCGTTCCGAGTGGTCCAGCTGATTCGCCCGCGCCTGGCCATAATGGCCGGACTTCGGGCCTGCACGGTTAGCCATTCTTACTCCTAGAATTGAAGGTCACTGAGATCGGCTACGAGGTCGTTGGGTTCGTTGTGCTTGGGAAGGTAGTCGGATGCGTCGATGGGTTGGTCGGACTGGTGCTGGGTCGTTACCGGCGCGGCGCGACCCATTGCGGCAGCTTTTTCTTCGACCGTCATGTTCGAGTCGATGAAAGACTGCATGCTGGCCTGCATTTGGAGGCTCATCACGAAAGCGTCGGCGCGGTCGGGGCTGCGGCCAAGACGCGCGGCGATGTCCTCTTTCGGCTCGATCTGGATTTGGCCGGTGCTCGTGTGCTTGTACTTATGCTCCATCAACTCGGCCTGAAGATCCTCGTCCTCCTCATCGATGTCGACAAGGCCGAGTTCGATCATCTCACGAGCTTCCCAGAAGGCTTCGCTGCGCCGGTTCTTGTACTTGCCGGGGTTGAAGGCTTTTTCGCCGCCGTTGAACGGAATTACTTGGTAGCCAAGCTCCTTGAGGCGGTCATACGGCCCGGAACCGACGCCGACGATGTCAACGTTGGTGACGGGCGCGAGGTCGATGCGCTCGGCCCAGATGCGACGGAACTCACCGACGGTTGCCATCGTGTCGAGCTTCGCCCACTTGTGCTGCAACCGGACGTAGCCATTGCGGTTGAGATAGACGACGCACTCATCAGGGCCAAGTCGCGCTACGTCGAAGCCGCCGCGACCCTTGACGCTGACCGCATGGCTAGAGCGGTCGTTGAGTTTGGCGATTTCGATGTGCTGCGGCGTGAAAACTACATCATCGGCGGTTTCGGGGAACTCCGCGTCCACCTTGGCCTTGTACAGCGGGCTGTTCTTGCCCCAACGCTTGACGCGCTCCTCAACCCACTGCTTGGAAACGAGTTGCTCGGCAAGCCGCTGACTGATGCGCTCGCCGGTAAAGGCCGGTGTGTCGCTGGCCGCGATCTTGATCTGGTTGAAGCCGGAACCGGGCGTGAAGCACTTGCGGAACCAGCTTACCGGATTGTCGGGGTTCCCGATGACCAGTAGCCGACCATTTTCGTTCGTGATGAGGTTTTCACAGGCGGTCGCGAGCCAGCCAGGGATGCCGGACCCCTCGTCAAGAATGACGAGCAGATTCTGAGCATGGATGCCCTGGAACGCTGCCGCTGCTTCATTCTCATCAAGGTAGTCGGCGGGCTTGCGTCCAAACGCGACGACTTCGCCGTTGATCTTCCACTCTGGTACCTGGCCCTGGCTGATGTTACCGGGCACGTCATTGTTGGGTGCCTTCTTCTTTGCGCGCCGGATCTCACGCCAGAGGATCGTCCTTACCTGATGGGAAGTTGGGGCAGAAGTTACTACAAAGGGATCAGCCTTGGTGGCGATCCACCATACGGCAAGTCTGGACGCCGTAAAGCTCTTGCCAGGGCCGTGACATGAGCGGACGGCGGTGTAGCGGTTCTTTGTTACAGAGTCAAGGATCTCACGCTGCTTGCTCCACAACTCCTCATGCATTTCCTTCGTGATGTAGCCAGCGGCGTCGTTCTCGTAGGGATTCGGCGGCGGGTTCCACATCTGGTCGATGCGGCGCAGGTCACCGACCAAATTGTCGCTAGCTAGCAGGCCGACGGTCATGCGGCCGAGTCCTGGATGTCGTCGGGGTCGAGGATCTCAACTTCGGCGCCATTTATCAGGATTTCGGCCATCGCCTCGGCCTTGACCACGTCGATGACGGGCGCGTGCTCCGAATCCATCAGATTCTTCATCAGCAGACCGGGCACGCGCTTGATCGTGTCGTAGTCGATGCCGAGTTCCTCCAATGTCGTCTGGAGCGTGTAGGCGAGTAGTGCGGTCCGTGTCTCACTAAGGCGGATGTGGCGCTCCGCTAGCTTGTACTGGATCGCATAGGTCGCGTACTGGCTCATCTGCTGGCGCAGTCTTACGGCCTCGGGGTACAGCTCATGCTCGAAGAACTCATCGAGCCGGTCGGGGTCATCCGCCAGTTCCGCGTGGATCTGTTGGCGGATCAACATATAGTCGGTCGTGACGTCGTCAATCGCCCGTTGGAGAGCGTCGGTCGGGTCGATATTGAGTTCTACGACGCCATTGGAGACCAGCTGTGCGCGCAACCGCTTGATGGTGTTGGCGCGGTGCTCCTCATCTTGCTCCCGGTAGCCGTCGATGTCCTCACGCATCGCCAGAGCATGTAGCTGCTCCTTCATGCGTCGAGTCTTGGGCTGTCCGGCCATGCATATAGCCTACCGACTCAAATGCGGTGCAACGGCCTGTGCACATGCGCGCCCGCGTATGCATATATGCATGCATAGAGGGGGTGAGTTACCCGCGAGGGTTTTCTCAGCGTGAGAGCGCTGTTCTCAACGCTTTGTTGCGCAAGAGGTAGCGGCGCGCTTCGCGACCGATGTAGCGTGTGTACGGCGGTGGGATCGCGTTGCGTAGCTCGCGCCCGCTCATCCATGGAATCTGCATGTCACGCTGTGCTTGTTCGGCACCGCCGAAACGACCTGTAGGACTCGACCATTCGCCCGGTTCAGGAGCGCGACCGCGCCGCGCAGCCTTGAAGATGTGCTCGGGGTGCTGCGGTTGGCGAACGGGGAAGTTGGTCTCAAAGAAACGGTGGCGGTAGATCCGCAGGCCGGGGAACATCGCACCGCAGAGACCAACGCGCTGTTCCTCGATCAGTGGCGCGTCGAGGACGTTCTCAATGACGTAGAGACTCGTGGGGAATTTCTCCATGATGACTGCTCTTGTGTCAGCGATCAGATGTTCCAGATCGGAGTAGTCCTCGTTGGGATGTAGATGTCGGAGCGGGGTATATGGCAGACAGGGCGGACTCGCATGAATCAGGATCGGTGTGAAGCCGCGATAGTTCTTGAGATAGCGGAGGGCGTCCATTTGCACAAACTCGAAGGGAAAATTTTTCTGGCGCTTGTGATCGACGCCAATGATGTGCGCTTCGGGGAAGGCGTAGTGGTAGCCCATCGCGGTGCCGCCTGCGCCGCAGTATGCGTCAATAATCAGTTTCACGGCTTGTAGAGGCCGATCACGTGACTCAACTCAGACCAAGCGGGGTCAGTCAGTCGGTAGATGCCCGCGCGCAGCGGATCGAGCACGTCACCATTGTTGAGCAGCACCACACTGTGGGCGTTGCCGGTGGCTGCTTGCGTTACCTGTGCGACATGAACCGGAGCAAACGGCTCGGGTGGCCAGACATCGTTTGGGTTCGTGAGGTATTGGCCATCGGGTTGCTTCTTCGCGTGCCAGGCGACGTAGTCAATCATTTGATAGAAGCCCGCTTGCCGGAAGAACCAGTATTGGTCGACAATGCTGAGGCCGGACGTGACGTAGTCGGGTGGCTCGCTACGGGTAGGTGTGTGCGCGAAGATGGCCTTTGTTTCTTCGTACGTTTGGCCCGTGACCATTGCACAGGTTGCGACGATGCAGCCCCATGGATCTTGCTGAGCGACGTATTGCATGCGCGGAGTATAGCATACAACTTTTCAAAATCCTGGCTTTGGCAGTGAGGGGTCCGCCCAGGTATGAGCGCACTGACTTTTCGAGTGTTGAGCCTGCGGCCGCCTGCGCCCGTCTGCGCGCCAGGGCGCGCCCTCCCTGCCCGAACCCTGCCCGCATGCGTCCGAGGGCGCGAGAGGGCGCGAGAGGGCGCCTAGCGGGCATCCCTGCGAGGGCATGCGAGGGCATGCCTGCGCCTACTAGCCGGCAGTCTGCTCGCGCATGCGCTGCCGGCACGCCTAGCCTCGCGACTAGTACGTTCGTCCGCATACGGACTTTTGCCCTAGGCGCATGCCTCCGCATGCGGTACCGTCTGCGACGCAGGGTCGAGGCGAAAGCCTCCCCGGGCCGGGCGGTCCCTTCGCCCCCGATGCGCCTCTCGCGCTAGGAACGAGCAAGGGAGGGCACGCGAGCAGAGAGGCGTGCGCAGCGGCATAGTCCGCCTGCCCGATCCGGCAGCGACCCTCTTGCGAGAGGCGAGCGGGAGTCCGTACGGCAGGCACGCTCCGAGCCGCAGGAGCAGCGGCGAGCAGGGAAGGTCGAGCAGCGCATGCGTTCGCATGCGGTGCCCGGCAATCCTGCCGGACCGAACGAAAGGAGCGGGCATGCCCGCTACTCCGAAGTCCCTCGCCGCCTGCAAGACCGACGCCGACCGCAAGGCACTCGCGAAGAAGATCCTCGCGATGCGCGAGGACGGTACCCCCTGGGACGGCCCTAACGGGATCGTCGCGCAGGGGATCGTCTCGGGCGCGCCGCAGGGTCGGGCGCTGCTCCGCACCTTCGCGGTGCGCAAGGGCCGGAAGGTCGCGACCGGCAACGGGATCGCGAAGTCCTACGACCGCTCGCCGGAGTTCCGGCAGGCGGAGTCCGAGCGCAGGCAGGCGAAGGCCGAAGCCGAGCGCAAGGCGCAGGCGAAGGCCGAGCGCGCCGCGAAGCGCGCCGCGAAGGTCGCGTAGGCGACCGCATGCGGGGGAGGGCGCAAGCCCTCCCCCCTTCCTAGCGTCCGCAAGGCCGGGCGCGAGGAAGGGAACACCGCTCGAAAGGAGCACAGGATGCCTCGACACGGAGGCGACAAGCGCGGCAACAGCCGCAACCGCCGTCAGCGCAAGTTGCGCATGCTCAGCGACCCGAAGTTCAAGGGGAACGGGCACAGCGTGCCGTGCGTTCACTGCGGCAAGGCTCAGACCTACGACACGGTCGAAGCCGACAGGATCATCCCGGGTGGGCCGTACGCCTACCACAACGTGCAGCCCTCATGCGGGCCGTGCAACAAGCAGCGGGGCGATCTCAGCCAGGACGCCGCCTAGGACATACGGGGGTCACTCGACCCCCGTTCAGTCCACAGGAAGGGGTCAGACATGGTCACGCCCAAGGTGGTCGAGATCAAGCGCGGATCAGCGCACAAGTAGACAACGGCGGGGTGCTGGCGCAAGCTGGCACCCCACCACCCTGAAAGAGGACGACATGCAGAACATGCTGTACTGGGTCCAGGAGTGGGTCGCGAACCCACCGCCTGAGCTGGTCCACCAGCCCCACGGCTGGCCTGAATGGACCGATGAAGGATCTGAGCGGCTGGCCAACCTGGTCGAAGCCGTCCACGAGGCCACCGGCCAGCACGTCATGGGCCGCAAAGTCCATGGCCACGAGCTGGACCCATGCATACGACATGAGGTCTGGCTGCAAGATGACGATGTCTGTGACGGCGGCTGCTGTGACGGGCGCTAACAACCCGAAAGGGGACAACATGGTACGAGTGATCAGTGACGGTGACGCCTGGATCGTCATCGTGGACGACGTCATCCGCGCGCGCTGTGCGGATCTGTTCGAGGCCACGGCCTGGGCGCGGAAGTGGGGCTGGTAATGCCGCTCATCGCCGGGGTGCTGGTCCTGGTCGGCGTGGCCCTTATCTGGGTCGCGCTGATCGCGGGCGCGGTGTTCATGATTCTGGGTCGGGGTGACTGCTAACCGGTAGTCACCCCGACAAACTCCAACCGAAGGAGCATCATGGAAGCATCACGCGCATCACGTTCCAAGGCAGCCCGTCGCCTCAAGCTTGGGGTGCCTCACTTCGACGTGGTGGTCAAGCAGACCATCGGCACGCTGTACGCCGATGAGACTGGCGAGCTCAACCCGTTCGAGGCGGCTTTCAAGATGATCGCCTCAGGCGGCGACGAGGGCCAGTTCGAGTTCACCGTGCCCAAGGAGATCATGGGCCACGACAAGGACGTCACCTGCAACCTCACGGTGGAGTACTCCACCAAGCCCGACCCAGATCCCACCGGGGACGACGACAGGTGATGTGGATCGTCATCCTGATCATCGTCATCGGCTTCCTCTCCCACTAGGACAAGCGCGGGGTGCTGACTCTGTCAGCATCCCGCCGTCCTCCGGGGTGCCCAGCACCCCGCCGCTGTGCAATTCTTGTCTGGCCCTTCTGTTGGCCCCGCGCATGCGATAGTATGCGCGTAGCGGCAATCCCGCCGCATGAATCGAAAGGAGCGCGCTATGCGCCTCGACCCGAATGACCCGACGTACGGCACGCCTGAGACGCGCCGCCAGGACAACATCCGCATCGCCAAGTTCATCGGCAGCCCCAAGAGCCGGAACTACAAGACCAAGCTGGCGCTGATGCGCCCGAAGCGCGCCGACGACGGCGGGCTGGAGCCGGTCGGCGAGACCAACACCATCAACCCGGCATACCGGACGCCGAACGCACCGCTGTGCTAGCGCACACTAGCATCCTGGTACAGCTCCCCATCGCCGGGGTGCTGTACCTGTTGCTGCTGAAGCCGTGCCTGTGGCTCTGCAACAAGTACATCCCCGAGGAGGACGACGAGTGAGCAATCAACGCGAAGGCGACCTGATCGTGACCGAGGACGGCGCGGTTGTCGCGAAGGGCGACGTGGTCTACAACTACTACGACATGTGGCCCGGCCAGATCGTCACCAATCCCGACGATCAGGGCTGGTTCTACGTCAAGCCGCTAAAGGGTGTCGAGCGCCAGCAGCAGGCGCTGTTGAACGGCCCGCGCATCTGCTCGCTGGCCTTCGCCAAGCGACGCGGCTTCAAGTTTCCATAAACCAACGACCAGAAGCGGGGTGCTGTAATGGCAACCGAGTTCCAGATGGTCCGTGTCGACATCGATTTGCTCGACAGGATCGACGACATCAAGGATGAGATGGTCCCGCGCGATCCTTTCATCCGCAAGCTACTCGAACAGGCTGTAGAGCAGATCGAGAACAGACAGCGTGCAGCGCGCAAACGCAAAGTCAAGCCCAAGAAGTAGAACAGCAATCAGCCCCGCTTCGGCGGGGCTTTTTGTTTGCGCTTACGCTGTGCGCCAGCACCCCGGCGTTGTTCCTCACGCTGTTCTACAGTCCAGCCGTACTCTTTCCCGTCGGCACGAAGGTGATCAACATGAGTTCCAAGATAACGCTTCAGGATTGGAGCAGTTTTTACAATAATTCCGTGTTCGTCAGCAACAAGTCCTGCTACGAACGGAACGCGAGCATGCGCAAGACTTGAGACGCGGTACAGCACCCGTGCCATGTTCCTCACCTACGCTTCCCACCTGAAAAACACCTGTTTGCAGGGATTTCGTGTTGTGCACTTGTTTGTAGCCTGGTACCCTCCCTGGTTGTTCTTCAACATGTTTGCCACTCCGAAACCCATGATTTCCAGGTAAAAAGCATTGTCCCTCGCGCGCACGCGAGACAGCCTGGCGAACGCACAGTTGAACACTATAACGGGGTAACGCGGGGTAACGGCTAGCCGGGTCATAGCGTGTGGCCGCCGCCCAGTCTGTCCGACAACCGGTCTAACACTAACACTCTAAAAAACAAACCCCTTATCATTCTATCGAATGCAAGCACGCATATGCATAGGGGAGACAACGTGAGAATCAACCTCCCCCACGCCCACACGTGATGACCGCAGTAGCCGTTACCCTGAGCTACCCCCGTCTCACGGCGGATCGCTGAACCAGCTGGCATCACGACCGCCCGAGCAGCGTATCGTTGATCGCGAACAGCGCATTGGTAAAGTCGAGCGGCAACTCAAACTTGTAGCTGCTCTTCTTCACGTGGCCTAACACGCGCTGGAACCGCACGTGGCCCTTGTCGTAGTCTCCCTCGCGGCACAGCTGAGCCGCTGCTCGCAACGCCTCATGGACGCCCCACCAAGGCGCCAGCACGGTCCGCTTCTTGCCATCCTTCTCGACCGTCACGTCAATCGGTAGCAGCGCCAGCGCCGCGTCGATCCGGCCAGGCAAGATGCAATTCTCGTTCAAGCACAGCGAACAACTAGGCATACGGCCTCCACCTTTCCCTGTGAGTAACAATCTCTCTCACTTGACCGCAACTGCATGTCTGAACCGCAATCGTCTGTCGCTCTCGTACAAAGCCGCCGTCTAGCTCACGGGTGCGGTACGTCAGTCCGTGTGGCTGGAAGTTATGCCTGTGTCCCTGGCGTGGCGTAAAGTCGCGCCGCTTCGGTGTATCACTCATAGCTCGTACTTCACCTTACCCTTGTTATCGTTCACAAACTGTCGCAATGCTTCCAAGATCCCACGCAACTCTCTCCAGGCAGCGTCCGAGTGCCGCGCCATCCAGGCGTTGGTAATCGTCAACCGCACGAACTGCATGTCGCGCTCCGGGCTGAACCATTGCTCCAGCCGGATGCCCTCGAACTCCGACACAACCTCAGCATCCACGACTTCGGCATCTACAATCTCAATCTCTGAGTTGCTCGCCGTGCCTGTCTGCCGGTACTCGGGTCCCCACTTGCTGATCTCGCTCATGCGCGGAATCCTCGCGCATCCCGCCAGACACCGTTGAGGCGGTAGTACAAGGTGTTGCCGTGAGTGTGCTGCTCTTGCACCAGGAACACCGTGCCGTCCGGCACATCGTTGAGCTTCTCCATTGCCTCGAAGCTGCCGGTGTAGGCCCGCAACTCCTGCACATCCTTCCACTTATCATCCAGCTGTGCGTGTAACGCCTTGACCTCCGCCAGTAGCTCTTGCACGCGCTCCATTGTCTTGCCCGGCACTCGCTGCATTGGGTCAACCAGACAGGAGCGGATGCGCTCGAACTCTTCCAGCTTCTCACGCAGCCGCGCGCTGAACTCATTGGCTAGCTGTTGCGTAATCGGTGCGCCAATGAACGACTCCGCGAACTCAGCGGGCAGCATCACCGCCGTCCAGCCGTAGCGTTTGTAGTCCATGA